AGCAAATACTGTTACTTTGCCTAAGGGAATGCCGCCGTGGAAGTCACCGCTTATTAAATGATTTAAACAATAATTGCCTGTACTAACCCAATCTGTGGGATCGTTAAAGCCTATGCCTAACCCGTCGATGCTTTTTGTTAATGTTTTTCTAAATTTTGATACGTCAAATGGTTTTCCCATTTTATTCTCCTTGTATGATTATAAACAAAGATGCGGGCATTACACCCGCATCTAATAACAAACTATATTAGTTTGTTTTTTGTCTGTTACGAATCATTGCAAGAATGTCGTCTGCTTTAGCCTTAGTGTCTGTAGCAGGTACTTCTTCGGCTGCCGGTGCCGCTTCTTCGACTACTGGAGCCGGAGTTGCTGCTGGTGCCGGAGTAGCAGGTGCCGCTTCTGCGGGCTTCGAATCATTGCTACCGTAACCTTCTAGCTGTACGCCTTTAGGTCTAAAGTGAGCTGCCCACTTCTCTGGGTCATAAGCTTCACCATTAACACTTGCTTCAAACATTTCATGCATAATAACTAAATCTTCTGCTGAAGGTTTATTAGGAAGAAAGTCATTAAGATCAAACAAGCCATTGACTTCAATAGCTTCTGCTTCATCAGTGCTTAATGCTGATTCCTTACGTGCCCACTTGCTTGTGCTGTAATCAGCATAGCCGCCTTTTTCAGTTTTGTTAATAACAAAATCAAGACCTGCTGCATAATCAGTAGGTAGTTCTTCCATTTCAGGATCCATTAATGCACCTTTAATCAATGCAAAAATTTGTGGACCTATAATGAATCTACGAATTGGGTTTTCAGGGGTTTCGTCATCTGCCAACGGATTCTCTTTAACAAAGCCTTGGAAAATGTATGAACGCTTTTTCCAATACTTACGACCCATATCTTCAAGACTTTTGTCTTTAAACCAAGGTCGAACGTCTGCTAATATAGGACAACTGTCGCCCCACATTTCTATGCATGGTACTTGTACTCTGCAAGGCTTACTAGATGGATCACCTTTAATGCCTGCAAATTCCAAATTAATCATATTGCGTTCTGCCCAAAAGAATGTATTCCCTGCGTTACCGTCAGGAAGAAATCTTACGCGACAAGAGTCGCCTTCGTTAATATTCCAGTGGGGATAAATTCCGTTGTTCTCGTAGCTGCGATTGCCGCCGCCTTTGTTTTCTTGTTCTGCCAATTTCTCTCTAATTTCTGCCAATGTATTGCCCATAATTTTCTCCTTTATATATGTGCCTAAGTTTTATGCCTAATCGTTTACTGCATTTAAACAGTATAACGTATATGTATTTATCTAGTCAACGAATAAAGTGCTTAAATGTGAATTAATTTAGCCAAAAAAAAGTCCTCGACTAAGAGGACTTTTGAACTAGTTATTATTATTTTTTAAGTTCTAAAACTATTTAAGCAATCCAGCTAGTTTACGCATTTCGTTCATAGGAACATTAAATGATTTTTTAAAGTTTTTAGATAATGTCTCGACTTCTTTTCTAGTATGTGTAATTGGCGTGTTGCTACCATCATACTTAACTGTTACTTCACCGTATGTGTTATCGAAGCCTGCTACTCTACCTGCACCGTGCGATGGGTGATTAACTTTACGTCCAATTGCTACTCGACCAGGACCTGGTTCATTTTCGTGTAAATCATCGTCCGCATCGTAGTTTGAATCATGTGCTGGTATCTTATCTGAATCCCAAGGCTCATTGTCGTCGTCATCGTATTGATAATCGTTCCAATCAAAGTCACCATCGTTTGGATCCATTTTATTTCTTTCTTCATTAACAAACTCAGCGAACTCTTTTTCTATTTGCTCTTCTAGATAAAAGAACTCATCTTCATCGTTTGGATAATATGTTCGTTCGTCACCGTCGTCGTCATACTTGTCGTCTTTACCGTGATCAGTATACGAACCTTTGTGTCCGGGCTTGTCTTTCTTATCTTTGCCAGCGTGGTCTATAGCATATAAACGTGCGTTCATATTCATATCGGATTTAGTTTCTACCATGTCGTCATCTTCCATATCTAAGTAAGATAGTGGAGCGTCATCGTCTTCTGCTTCTTTTTCTGCTTCTCGTGCTGCCCAATCTTCTTGTCGTTTCATTAACTCGTGGTCACCGTAGTCTGGGTCGTTCTTCCAACGATTTTCATCTAGGTCATCGTCGCGCATCCATGCTTTATCTTCGTCACTACAAATGCACGGTTCTTCTTCGCAATCCGCGCACCAACCGTCTGCATCTGTGTCGCCTAAACTACGAATGCTCTTGCTTATTTCGTCGGACCAATCTCTGCCACCCTCGTCTAAGTGGTATTCGTCCCACTCGGCACCAGCCAATTCACAATTTTCACAATGCCATCCTTCTGCTTCACCTGGCTCTTCTCTTGTTTCGGGATAACCCGAACTGTATTCTGTATCTTTTGAACCGCATCGTGGACATTCCGCACCGTGAGTAAAAGGACTGCCTTCATCTATTTCGTCGTCGCTGCTGCTGCTGAATTTATTTTTAACTGTATCTACAGCACCACTTACTTTGTCGCTTATGTTGGCAACGGTCTTAGATTTTGCTGCTTTGTCAAATGCCATGCCGCTAGCTGCACTTACCGCGCCTAAAGCTGCTGCTCCTGCTATTGGTGCCAATGGTAATACTTCGTCTAATTGTTCGCTATCGTCGTCCTTACTTAACGCATCCTTTGCACCTGTAGCTGCACCTGCTGCAACTTTACCTAATGTTTTAACTGCAGACTTTAATGCACTTGCGCCAGTTCTTGCTGCTACGCCTGCAAGTCCTATTATCTCGTCTAGTTGTTCATCTTCGTCATCAATAAGTTCGCCATCAAACTCATTAATTTTATCAGTTGCTTTAATTTTATCAGTTGCTTTATGTATGCCAACAAGTCGTTTGTTTAATTTTCTGTGTGCTCTGCTTTTTTCTGATCCGGTTCCAGATCTAACATCAAATGCTAAATCTTTAACATTCTTAGAAGCGCCGCGAATATAGTCTCTAGCTTTTTCTGAAGATGTTTCAACCATCTCATCATCATCATCAAACTCAACATCATCTGGATCTTCTTGTGCCATATTAGTTTTGTATTCTGCTTCGCTTAGTGTACCTTCGCCACCGTGATCTAAAAAGTCTTCTTCGTCACGTTCCATGTCTATAGTTTCGTCGCTTTCTTCTTCGTCGTCAATTGGACCATAACGCTCGTCCGCATTACGATTTGCAATCGGATCAAAATCATCTTCGTCGTCTGCTTCTGGATCTGCTACGCTTATATCAGCTATAAGTCTTGTGTATAGTTCTGGCATGTTTTGTTCTATCCAAAACACAACATCATCGCTAATGTCTGCTTCCGAATCTCTATCAGCAATTTCGCCCAATGTATCAAACAAGTCATCGTCGCCAACTAAGTCGCCTAATGCGCCTGTTGCGTTCATTGCGTCAACACCAACTTCAAGTTCGTGTGAAAGCAATTGTGCTAGCTCTCTAACTTCGTCGTCTGTTTCTGCCATTGCCCATGTGCCTTCGGCAACAGTGCCTGCCCAGTTTTCAAATTGTGCTGCGTATTTGTTTTCATTTTGTTGTTTCATTTTATATGCCTTCTGTACTAGTGGTAATGCATCCTCTAAACATTCATCAAAAGATTTTTTAACAAATCTTTCTCTCATAGTTTCGTCTAAGTCGTCTGTTAATATTTGGTCTTCGTTTGCAAATGCTTCTAAACATCTTGCATAGCCGCGTTTTCCTGCTATGCTTTCAAGTGTTTTTCTTTGTGTATGATAATATTCAAATGCTGATTCTACCATTGCTTGTGTTTCTGCGTCTTCGAATGTTCTACGATTCATTCTAGATTTAAATGGTCGTAATTGTTTACATTCTACAGCAATATTAGTAATGTGATTTCCGAAGTCGTCATTAATAATACCACCTTGTGCTATATGTCGTGCCATAGCACGTGCATATTTTAAATTATTTTCGGTTAACTTAAAACGCTCGCCTTCGCTAGTTTCAATAAAAATTGATTCAATTTTACGTGTACGTGAGCCGCGTTTGTCTGGATCAACAGCTTCGTTATGTCTAACAATAATCTTTGTTTTGCCATCGCGTTTATCGTAGCTGCTTTTACTGCTGCCGTACATTTTACCTTCTGCTAATTCAATATCACTAGCATCTAATGCTGTATCGGTTTTTGTCATAGCACCTAAATCCCTAGGCTGTAATGTGCCACGAGTAATATCGCGTGGTTCAAATTTTAATAGGTTACGTTTGGAAAATTCACGCATATCTTTTAAGAAAGCATACCAGTCTTGCTTATCTGTACCTTCTAAATCATTGGTAATATTCTTACTAAAGTAAATTTTTAAGCTTTCTGGGTCAATTAAGCTAATAGTAACGTTGCCATAGTTGTTGCCGTTAGCAACATAGTCAAAGTTAAATATTTGTGCTTTTTTTGGATTTTGTGTGGCTTTTGCACTGGCATCGCTTAGTGTCACGTCTTTAAAACGATCACGTATTTTTTCGAAAAGTGCTTCGGCTATTTTAGTTATTTCTTGCATAGTTGTATTTATCCATTAAATCAAATCACAGCATTATGAATGGTTGAGGTAGTATATAATCAGTACCTAAACCAGCACGTAAGGCATCATCTAAGTCTGGATCGTAATCTTTAAGCATATCAGCCATTCTTAATGCTAAAATCATGCTCATCACTAAATCATCTGTTTCACCAACTTTAGCTGCATAACTGTTGCCGTGAGCTACAAAGGTTTTTAATTCCGATATAAACCCTGCGCTATGTGTTGTTAAACGATCAGTTTCAATTAAATGCTTAAGCTTACTACATGCCGCTAATTTACTTTTATTTGTTGTATTAAATCCTTTACGAAATGTACGTACATTGCCCTTACGCTTAGGTTCGCTTATAAATGTACCTGCTATATTTTCTTCGCCGGTTTCATTTATAACTATCAATGCTGCTTCACCTAATGTGTTATTTTCAACAGAATAATATATATTATTGTGTGGTACTGTTTCTAGTAATGTCGCTGTGATATCAGATAATATTTTAACTTGTTTTTGTACCGGAGTTTTATTATGACACCATTCTCCTACTTGTTCTAGCGTAGGTAATTCTATCACTTGTATTGCAGAAGGATCTCCGCCTGTGCCTAAGCTAGGATCTAATGCGACTATATAGGTCATTTCCGGGGTTGGCGTTTTAAACCAACGCACCTGTCCATGTCTTTCTATTGGGTCGCTAGATTTCATTTCAACTAGTTTTAATGCGCTAACAAGGGTCTCATCCCATATGATAAATTCACAGTCATGTTCACGTTTAAACGTTTCATCGCCGAGTTGCTCGCGTTGTTGTTTTGCCCACGCCTCATCACGATCTGGATGTTCTTTCCAATAGCTTCTAAATGCTCTAAATCCGTTATTACCTAGTTCTTGTTCTTCACCGAAATCATCTAATGTTTTGTTCGCACCACGCCATAGTTGCGCAAACTGGTCTTCGTCACTGTTAGGCGTAGATGTTATAATACACTTACCACCTGTTGCTAGTGTAGGGCTAATCGAAGTCCAAAAATCTCGTGCAATAGTAGAACGTACAAATGCAAACTCATCGCAGTATAGTAATGATAATGCCATACCACGTCCTGTATTTTCTGTTGTTGTAGTTGATATAATACGCGAGCCGTTGTCGAATTCTATACTGCCTTTGTTATAGCTTGTTACACCGGCACGTATGTGATTTGGTGTGTCTTCGTACGCATATCGTATACGTTGCATAATTTCTTGTGCACCGGTATATTTATGTGCTGCAACTAATATAACACTGTCGGGAACAAACATTGCATACCATAGTAAATAACCTGCTGCTGTTGTAGTCTTACCTGTTTGTCGTGGCATTAAGCTAATAGAAAATCTATAGTTGTGGTATGTTTCTACTAAGCGTGATTGGTAGTCGTAAGGATCATACAGCATTTTACCGGATGTAGGATGTTGTATATAAAAGTAATGTCTTAGGAAATAGTCCGGTCCGTCTATAGGATTGGCACACGCCATGAATTCTTTTAATTGATCGTTTGTAAAAGATTCTAGTTGATGCGGCTTTTTAATTAACGCATTATCGAGATTGCTCATGTGCAACCTTAAGGTTTACTGCGCCATACTGCATCGTTCTTTAATCTCGACGCGGACCCAATCATAATTGCATTAGTTCCTTTAACAAACAATTTCCCTCTTGATTTAATTGCTGGTTCATATTTAAATAATTTAAAGACCCTCTCTAGAAGAGGCCACATTTTTTCTTCTTTGATGAATTCTTTAGATTTCATAATATATCCTTAGTAAGGGTTCTGAAAGAAAATAGTATCGCGGTCGTATTTGTTTGTTACTATTTCTCTGTTCCACCCCTTAAAGAATTTTCTGCTCACGACTTGTTGTAATTTTTTATCTATTTCTGGGCTAATGTCTGAGCCAAATGCGAATTTGTCAAGATTGTCATATACATATAGATAACTAGATATTTCAGTCAATACATAATCTTCTATTTTTTGATAATCTTCTGGGTTCACATCGTTGTAGTCAAAATGCTTTTGTCTGCTGGTTAAGTTATTATTCGGTGAATTAAACGGATATGCAATATGATATGATTCGCCTTTGTGCTCTTCGTAATCAAACGCAATTTTAATTGTTGCGAAGCCTACGTTTAAATCTTCTTTTATAACTTCTGCTTCGCCAGTTATGTTTTCTTGGTTGAACCACAAGCGAAACCATTCAGGAGTGCCCGGCTCTATGTTGTTTTCTTCTTGTATTTTTATTTTATCTGTTGCTTCAGCGTTGTTAATACTAACATTAGATTTTTCTATGCTGCCGTAGCCGCTGTATTCGTTTAGTTTACCTTCATTACCTACTACGCCTGCAAGACGTTTAATGTCTTTAATAAGATTTTCTTCTGGGGATTCGTTCATTGTGAGCGCAGGATCGTTAGCGTCTAATACTGCATCCGGTGTTAAGTCGTCTGCTGTTGAAAAATTTTCTGCTTTTAAGTGGAACTTCTGCATTCGTGTTTACCTTCTGTGTGGTCTTCTATTGTTTCAATCTTATCGTTAACTTCTTCTATGTTACGATGCCAAAACAATTCTAAATCATCTGCATCTAAAATTATCGCTTTAGTTGCTTTAAGCTCTGCTCTTAATTCTGTTATCGCTGCCCACTGTGCCGGTTCTTCGCGTTGTGCTGTAGTTAGCTGGTTAGATAATGTATCGAGTTTTGCGTCGTCGTCATCTAAAAACCTACTCCCAGTAACACTACCACCGCCTACTAATGCTAATATTAATATCTGCGGTATTAATTTACTGCCTTCTTTTTCGATAGTGTCCGGCACTTATTCAATTCTATAAGTGATCAGGCATCTGGCGGATCGGTGCTTCTTCGTTCATACCACCTATATCTGTTAACACCTGGTGTAATACATTAACAACGTTATTCGCTGAACCCGGGTTACTAACTAAATCTGCCATAGTATCTGCGGCCTGCCTGTTTATCTCTTTAACTTGCGGATAAACACCATTTAAATTTCGTAGTTGCTGCTTCAGTATACTTACTTCTTGGTCGGTCGGTTGTTTTGTTTCTAATGCTTTTGCTGCTGCTCTTACAGTGCTAATTTGATCGACTATGTCAGTAAGAACATCTTGATTTTCGTAAACTTCTTCTGTTGACGACGTCTTGTGCTTCTGTAAAGACATTGCATTCTCTTTCCACTCCGGAACGTCACTAGCGTTCTCTTGTATCCACGAAATTACTGCTTCACGTGCGCCTTGATTATATTCAAAAAAGTAATCAAAACTATCGTAACCACAAATATCACTAATGACGCCTTCTAGTTCACGTGCTGTATCTATTTGGTGATCATTAAAATAATGTTCAATTGCTTCATAAGCATCCATATCATCGCCTTCTTCTAATGCAGGATGGCCGTTGTCTTTAGGTGGAGGAGGTAAGTCGTCGCCTTCTTCATCTTTGTAAGTTTCAACACCTTTAGTAGGGAAGTCCATACCAATGTCTTTATTAAAAGAACCTTCATCTACTTCTTCTTTGCTATCATCATCTTCTTCAGGATCTTCAACAGTTCGACTTTTTCTTTCCTTCTCGTCAGCTGCTGCGTCATCGTCTTTGTCTTTATCTTTTTCCCACGGCTTTTCCCACTCTTCGTCAATCTGGCCTATGTACTGTTGTAATAGGCTAGTGGTAGCTTCACATGGTTTAGCGTTTTCAAGTAGTCCACCGCGTTGTAGATGCTTATAATTAGAAACAACATCTGGAAGAAAATCTTCATCAGATCCAAATAAATGTTGGGTCTTTTTCTTTCCAAACAATTCCATAGCAATTTTATTGCCTTGGGTTATTATAGCTGATTCATTATCAAGCTGTGGATTTTTGTTAAATATATGTTGAGCTAATGTATCGCAATCATAAGTCTCGTTTAAAGTTTTCTTAGGAGTTGCGGTTGGATCAACACCTTCTATAAGTTTTAAATTCTTTAATAGATCGTCGTTGTTACTCATTTTTTAACTCCGTGTATTTGTTTTTTATAATCGTTCCATAGTGCTTGTGTTTCGTTTACTTTTCGTTTTTTACTTTTTCGCTTACGTTTCTTTGGTGCAGGTGGTTCGATAAGCTTTATGTGGCTTGCTTGTGCTAGTTTTAAAACACCACTAAGTGCGTTGTTTAATTGTGCATGGTCTAACTCTACTGGTAGAGTACCGCCATCATAATAGTCTTCACCGAACTCATAACCTGACTGTTTCAACATTTTATCAATATGGTTACCTACATCTTCTACACTATCGAGAATTCCTTGAGCTGTGGGATACTCTTCATCACTTAAATCATCAATTGCATAAGACAACGATCCTAGTTTATACAAGTCATATTTTTCAACATTACCGGAGGTCCGGTGATATTCTATAATTTCTTTAATAGTCGAATAAGCACTACTTGCAAAGGAAGACAAATCTTCCTCTTTAACTGATTCTTGCATTTGTCTTTTTGCTTTAAGCGGATTAGCTGCTCTATTAGCTGTAGCTGGATCTTGCACTTTAGACTTATGCATATCATCGCCTGCTGGTATAGCTGCTGATACTGGTGCAGTTACTTCGTGTGGAGTATTAGCATGTTGTATATCACGCTCTTCTTCTATTTCAATTTCTATATCGTCTGCGCCTGCGCAATCATCACACGGTACGTCTTCGACGTCTGCTGGCATAGCTTGAATTAAATCAGACATTCCCATACTTGTTGGTGCTTCTGGCATGTCTGCCGGAATTGGAAGCTCTGCGTTCATACCTGCTAGCTTTTGCATTAGACTTGCAACATCTTCTTCGCCGTTAGCAGTAATGTTCATACTAACTTCTTCGTTTATACCATCATATTTTGCTGCGTCACGTTGCATATCTGCGGCTCCTGCCATTGCATCATTTATCGCGTCATACATTAATTCTGGGTATTTTTCGCGTAATTCATCTAGATCAAATTCTGACATTTGAGTACCGTCAGTGTAACTACCTTCACTCCAGTAAGCGTCAACATAGTCTGGATGGTCCATTGAATCCACACCTTCAATTTCTAAACTTTGCATGTTAACTTCTTTACCATTTACAATAGTTGCGGCTTCTTCGCCTTCCCACATATCTTCTGGGCCTGCGCTTGTGTCCATTTTACTAGCATCGTGTGTTACACCATCACCTGGTAAGCCGCCCGGTTTCTTTTTTGGTTTTGCATTTTGTTTTGCAGACATTTTGTCTTGCATTTTTTTACTTGCTGCTGCTCTAGCTTGTTGTAATGCTGCGCGATTCTGCGGAGTATCACCACCACTAGCAATTGCATGTTCTATACCTTGCTGTCTGTCTGGTGATTCTGCTATTGTTTGTTGTTTAGCAAATTCATCAACTGCATCATCTTGTGCGTTCCACATAGCTTCTTCGTGTTCCATTTGTCCTGGTTGTAAATCAGCAGTAGCACCAGCACCAGCAATTCTTGCTATGTTTATATCATCAATATCAGTTGCGTAAAAAGAATTTGGATCAATAACTATTTCGCCATCTACCATCGAAGCTTTATAGTTTAATGTACCCATTGTTGTTTCGCCATCGTCGCCTGTAAAATCGTATCCCCAAATTTTACCTTCTATTGACAATGGTTCTGTTTCATACAAACGGCCTGCTTCGGGTATTTCGCTTGGCCATTCGAACCCTGCTGCATGTAAGTAGTCGCCTAATTGCTCAAGCATCATATCTAATATTTCGTCACCGTCGTCGTCTGGATGTAGTTCAACTTCCAGAGAGATATCATCATACATCTTTTGTAACCACGGATATTTCTTTCGTAGAACATAAAAATCTTCGCCTTCTTTTAATGCATATGCCGCATCTCGCATAACTGCATAATCAACATCTTGTAAGTAGTATGGTAAATGAATAGACTCCTCTACTACGAATTCTTCTGGCTCGCCTTGCATTGCTGGTGCTGGTGCTACAAAGCTATCATATTTTGCTTTTGCTTGATCTTTACTAGCTGTGTCGTCCATGTTGTTATCCCACAAAAAGTCACCGTGTCCTGATTCTGGATTGTAATAAAAAATTGATGCAAGCCATGTTGCATTAATGTTATCGTAACCCCAATAAGCATAACGATGATTGCTATCGCTGTCTTTGCCAAGATATGTAACTTGTCTAGTTTCAAAATCATTACTATTAGTTAAGTAACCCGACTTGTTCATTAGCTCTTCTAAGCCTGCTGGTGTGCCGTAACTAGCCCACTGCTCGCCGTTATCTACATAACCTTCTTCTAGAAAGCCGGCTGCAAATTTTCTTGCTTTAGCTGCGGCATTGTCTGGATTCTGTGCTGTTGGTTGAAACTCTGGCTCTTTGGCTTCTGGCTCTTCGCCTTTAAGTTTAGACCAAACATTATCTTGTTTAGGTTTAGGTTTAGGTTTATTTGTTGCTACATTTCCATCAACATCGTCAGCATCATCGTTCGCCCAAATTTCTTCTAGCTTACTCGCTATAGTATCAACTCTACTATCAACTCTACTATCAACTTCTTTAACTGCCTCTTCGCTCTCAGTCAAAACTTGCTTAGAAGTTAATCCGTTTAGTTTTCCAATTATATCATACATATCGTTGCTCATAGTTTATCTCGCGGTTATTATTTGCTTCCTACAGGGCTATCAGTGCCTTGGGGTAAATCGTTAGTTGTTTTGCCTGTACCTTTTTCTGTTGAGGTATCTGGTACGATGTCGTGCTTCATACTTTTGTAATTGTCTTTTTGTAATACTTTTAATGTAGCATAATCTTCGCTTGCTGTATTAGCTTCTGTTGACATATCTGCATCTAGTACATTTTCACCTTCTGCATACTCGCGCAATTCACCTTCGTTGTCTCTCCAAAGTTCTTCTGGATGACTACGTGGAATTACAACAATATTTGCTTCTGGGCAGCAACACCAGCGTTCGCTTATAATAGAACGTAACTGTTGATCTGTTGCTGGGTATGTTAATACTGCTTCTATAACGTAAACTTCGCATGGTCCCATACTTGGAAAATCTATATTGTTTTCCGCAATAGGTAAGCTTGTTGGGCTACTTACAGTTTCAACACCGTATGCTTCTAGTACTGATTCTAACTTATTCATTTCCGGGGTAGGATCGAAGTTAGCAATCTTAATACGAAACTCGTATGTTTTTTGTGTTTCTTGTAAATGATCTATAAATGATTTCATAATTTATTCCGTGTATAAGTGTTATTTATGCATTAATGTAATTTTAATCTTTAGAGTTTTCGCCCTTCAGCTGCCGTAAAAGCTCTGTTCTATCTAGTATTTGCCCTTTGCCGTCTTCAGCTTCGAGCATTCGTTGTCCGTCACCTTTAAGTGTAGCTTGGTCTAGGCGCATCTTCTTTAATTGCAGGTCTATTGTTTTTATTTTACGGTCTATTTTTGCTTGTTTTGCTGTTACTGCGGTACCTAGTAATGTTGCTGCGGTTTGTAATATAGTACCACTAAAACGTGCTTCTACATTCATACCCAAATCTATTAGGTCTTCGAATTTATCTTGTGCTAATTGACTTAGTGCATCTAATTCGTTGTCTGTTTCGTCTAGTTCGTTAACAAATGGTAGGGCAGCATCAATCTTATCAATAGCATCGTTTGTATCCGCTATTATTTCTTTGCTTTCTTCTATGGATTGTTCTGCTAGTTCGGCCTGCTCTTTGCTGTACGCATCAGCGGCCTCTTTTGCTTCTTTTGGATCTTCTAAATCAAATAATTTTGTTAAATTTTCAGTCATACTGTATTTAGCTGGATAGATATCTCCGAACGTTTATTTATAGCTACGTTCGCCCTGTCCCAACTAATGCCTAACGCTATAGATATTTGTCGTCTGTTCTTACCAGCATCAAATAACTGCCATATGTCATTAAATATATCTTTATTCTTATTAACATAATTAGCAAATACACGTTTACCTTGCTCTGGATTCTTTTTGCCCTTGCGTTTTGCTGCGCTCTTTAAACAATTTTCCAACCTTGAAGCTTTTTGCTTTTCAGACCACGGTTTATTTCTTAATGCTTCTAGCCAATGTTCTGATCGCTTAACACCTTTGTCGCTCCCGCCATCGCCGTTTTCAACTCTTAAGTTTGCCCAGTCATCGCTGTCTACTATATTCCATAATTCGCTGTAATACAAACCTTTTTCTTTTAGTTCTTCTTTAGAGGTTGTTTCAAATAGGATTTCTGTAGTATAATCGTATCCATGCTTATTAAGATGTCGTGTCCATCGTATTCCCGAACCTGGATATTTGTGCGGGTCGTTCTTTGTTGTTTTGCCTAAGTATTGCAGGCCGGTTTTGTTGTGGGTTTTCTTGTAAAGATAAATATTCATGCTGGCACTCCTTTTCAGTGTTAGGGTAGTTGGATGCTTCAACATCGCGAGCTACACTTCTATTTATCTATTTTTTGGTGTTTTTAAACAAATCTTTCTCTGTTACTACTCTGAAG